ACGCCATGCTGCAGCTCACGCAGGCCCTGGGCAGCGGAAAACTGCAGGGGGATGAATTCCGCAGCATCGCCGAAGCGGCGCCGTTGATTGAAAAAATGGTGGCGCAGCAGCTCGGAGTGACGCAGGGCGAATTGAAACAGCTCAGCTCGCAGGGCGTCATTACGGCGGACATCCTGCGGGATTCCATCCTTTCCAACATGGATGAAATCAACGCGGATTTCGCAAAAATGCCGCTTACCTGGGGGCAGGCGTGGCAGCAGATGGGCACCATCGCAAGTCACGGAATGCAGCCTGCCTATGATGCATTGAAAGGCCTTGTAAACGGCGGATGGGTGCAGAGCTTCATGAATGGATTTTCCTTTGTAATGCCGCTCATCGGCCAGCTTTTGGCGGATGCGGTGAACGGTATCGTGTGGCTCGGGCAAACGGCGGTATCCGTTGGAAGCTATATCGGAGACTGGCTGTCCGCCGGCTTTATCCTTGTCGGAAATGTGGTGGAAACGTTGTTTCCGGTGCTGTTTGCGGGGCTTGCCATGTGGGCCGGATATGAAGTGGCGCTCAATGTGGAGACCGCTGTCGGGCTTGGATTGAAGGCGGCGGAGGCCTCCTGGACGTACATTACGGCAGCGGCTCATTCTGCGGCGGCGCTCGCGACAAAAGGACAGGCGGCTGCTGCGGCTCTGCTGAATGCGGTGTTGAACGCCAATCCCATCATGTGGGTGGCGCGGCTGGTTCTTCTTGCCGTCGGGGCATTTGCCGCGTGGCAGGCATCAACGCTGGGACTCCGCACAACGATTGCCGAGGCGTTTCAGTTCATCGCGAACATCGCCGAGTCGGTGATCAATTTTGTCATCGGGAAAATTAACGGACTGATTGGAGCCGTAAACGGCGCCGCGAAATATCTGAATAAAATTCCAGGTGTAAATATTCCATTCATCCCCACGATTGAATGGAAAGCGGAAAACTGGGGCGGGAAGTGCAGAATTTCGATGCATCACAGATTGTATCTGCCGTTACCGGCGCGGATCTTCCTGATATTGGAAATTACTCACCGGGCGGCGGGTATGCCCCTGCGCCGGCTTCCGGCATTGGAGGCAGTGAGGAAGGACCGGCCGCAAAGGAAACCGCCGGGAATACAAAAGGAATCTTGGACGCCATGGGCATCATGGATGAGGATATTAAATTTTTCCGGGATGCGGCGGAGCAGGAGGTGATCAACCGATACACGACGGCATCGGTCAATATCAATCTGGAAAACACGAACAATATCACAAATGATGTGGACGCCGAAGGCATGGTGACACATTTGATTGACCAGCTGGCCGAAGCGGAGCTGGCCGGGGCAGAGGCGGTGCATATCTGATGGCGTACTATTTCTATCTGGGCGACATGCAGCTTCCCGTGCCGCCGCCAAAAATGAGCATCAAAATCGGGAATCAGAACCGCACGGTGAATCTTATCGACGGCGGGGAAATCAATATCATCAAATCTCCGGGGCTGAAGACCATCAGTTTCAGCGCGCTGCTGCCGAATAAGCCGTATCCTTTTGCGGATTATGCGCAGACGCTTACCGGCATAGCTGTTTCCGCTTTCCTCGGAAACGGCTTTTCTTTCCAGCCTGCGGAAAATTATTTGACCGCATTCAACACCGCAAAGGAAACAAAAACGCCCATCCGGCTCATCATTACCCGTCTGGCGCAGGATTTCTCTCTCCTGTTTGATACGAATATGCTTGTCACCGTGGAGGACTGCACCGTGCAGGAAGATGCGAAGCAGGGAAATGACGTGATCCTGCCGCTTACTCTCAAAGAATATCGGCCTTACGGGACAAAGGAAGTCGAGGTAACAACGGCAGAAGACGGGACCCAGCAGGTGACTGTCAAAGAAACGCGACCGACAGATCGGACCATCCCGGCGGTGTGGACGTGTACAAAGGAAAAATCCGTGCTGGAGGCGGTGAAACTTGCCTCGGGCGGCGGGCTGAACTGGCGGCAGGTCGCCAATATCAACGGTCTGTACAATCCGTCTGCATCGCTGCGCAAAGGGCAGGTGTTGCATCTTGAATGAGGAAGCTTTGACCGTACTTATCCACACGGCGGACAATCACTGCTATATCCCCGCCGTGCTTGAAGGGCTGTCCATTGAATGGTCACGGAAAGGCGCTCCGGGGAAGCTCACATTTCGGGCTGTGCAGGATGAGCTTCTGACCATGGAAGAGGGCGCCGTCGTGCAGGTAAAACGCGGGGACACGGGAATCTTTCAGGGCATCGTTTTTTCCCGGCGTCTTGATAAAAACAACATCGTTTCTGTCACAGCCTATGATCAGCTGAGATACCTGAAAAACAAAATGGTTTATAACGCGGTGGGAAAGAAAGCCTCGGAAATCATTAAAGAGCTGGCGGACGATTTCGGCCTTACCTGCGGCGAGCTGGAAGACACAGGATACATCATCCCGCGTTTCCGCGCCGGCGAGCAGACGTTACTCGACCTGATGCAGACGGCCATCGACATCACAACGCAAAATCAGCAGAAACTCTTTATTCTGTACGACGATTACGGGAAACTTACGGTAAAAAACATGGAGAATATGGCGGTGAACATCCTCATCGATGCGGAAACCGCCGAAAATTTCCAGTTTTCATCCACCATAGACCGTGATACCTATAACCGGATCAAGCTGTATTTCGACAACAAAGACACGCAGAAGCGCGAATGCTGGATAGCGGAAGACAGCAGAAATATCGGAAAATGGGGACTTTTGCAGATGACCCAGTCGGTGAATCCGTCGAAAGCTGTCAATCTGTCGGAAAAGGCGCAGGCCATGCTGAAACGGTACAACCGGGTGCGGCAGTCGCTCTCCATTCGTAACGCCCTCGGCGATGACCGGGTAAGAGGCGGCTCTACTTTGTGGCTGTCACTGCACATCGACGGAAAAGAGTATCAGATGCGCGCCCTTGTAGAGCGGGTGAAGCATACGTACAAAGACAACGAGCATTTTATGGATCTGACAATCAGGGGAGGCGTGTTTGAATGAATGAGGAACGGCTGCTCGGAATCATTCAGAACATTGCGCTGAATGCCGTCCGGGCTGGGAATCCCTGCGATTACTGCATCGGCACTGTGCTACCAGCCCGCTGTCCATCCAGCTCAATCAGCAGGAAGAGGCGCTGTCGGAGGATTTTCTCATCCTGACAGATCTCGTGCGGGATTTCACGGTGGATATTTCCGTGTCGCATCAGACGGAAGACAGAGCAGGCGGCAGCGGGGACCCGTCATTTGCAAGCCATAATCATGACTACAAAGGGAGAAAGAAAATCATCGTGCATAACGGGCTGTCTGTCGGGGAGTCGGTCATCCTCATCCGGCAGGCGGGCGGACAGGAATTTATTGTCTTATCCCGCGTTACGGACCACATTAATATCACTGGACAGTGGATATGAGGGAGGAAACTTATGGGATTTTTACCGGATCATGCGGCGGGCGTGACGGAGGTTTCTCTCTCGGCCGCGCAGATGCCGTCGAAAACTTACCGTATGCACATCGAAGCAGAACGCGTGAACGGGACGGCGGACGGACTGGATGCCATTGCGCAGGCATGCTACAAGATCCTAAATACGGAACGTTACCGGTTTGTCATCTACAGCTGGAATTACGGCGTGGAATTGCAAGACCTGTTCGGGAAGCCTATACCCTATGTGTTTTCCGAGCTCCCGCGGCGCATCCGTGAGGCGCTGCTGCAGGATGACCGCATCAGTGCGGTGGACAGCTTCGAGCTGTCACATAACCGGGGAGACGTGCTGGCGCGCTTTACCGTGCATACCATCCTTGGGGATCTGGAGCTGGAGAAGGGAGTGACAATCACCTGAAATGTACGAAAACGAAACAAACGAAGCCATCCGGCAGCGCATGCTGCAGCGTGTGCCGTCGTCTATCGACAAGAGGGAAGGCTCTGTCATCTACGACGCCGCCGCCCCGGCCGCTATAGAGCTGGAACTGCTGTATGTCGCTGTAGATTATTTCCTAAAAAACACCTTCGGCGACACAGCGGAACGGGATTTCCTCATCGAGCGTGCGCTGGAAAGGGGGCTCACGCCGTATCGGGCGAGCGCAGCCGTGATAAAGGTCATCGGGACGCCCGCCGATGTGGAAATCCCCATCGGCACGCGCTTTTCCTATGATGACGTGAACTACACCATCACAGAGAAGCTCGAGACCGCAGGGGAATATGAAGCGGTCTGCGAGACGGCAGGGACTGTAGGAAACAAACCGGAAGGGAATCTCATCCCCATCGACTACATCACAGGACTGCAAAGCGTAAAATGCACGGAAGTCCTCATCCTCGGCGAAGATGAAGAGGATACGGAATCTTTCCGGGCACGGTACCTCGCGTCCTTCAACACGCAGGCCTACGGCGGGAATATCCAGGACTATCAGGAAAAAGTCTCCGCTATCCCGGGCGTGGGCGGCGTCAAAGTCTATCCCGTCTGGAATGGCGGCGGGACCGTCAAAGTCGTATTTTCCTCTGCAGAGCACACAGTGCCCTCCGATGAATTGGTGAAGGAAGTACAGGAAATCCTCGACCCGGTCCCGTATCAGCAGCAGGGCGTCGGCGTGGCGCCCATCGGCCACCGTGTGACCGTCGAAGGCGCAAAGGAAAGCGCGGTCAATATCGGACTGAACATCACCTTCGGCGGTGGGGAAACATTTTCCACGCGGCTGAACGATATCCGCACGGTCATCCAGAACTATTTTTCCGAACTGAATGCCGGCTGGCAGGCTACAGAAGTGGTCACGGCGGCCGCCTTCGAGAATCGCGGCATCATTGTGCGAATCAGTCAGATAGAATCCCGCCTGCTGCAGGAGTCCTATGTGCAGGACATTTCTCATACCACGCTGAATGGCGCAGAAGAGAATATCGAGCTTGCCAATGATGCACTGGCGACCATTGGAGAAATATCCGATATTTCCGGAGGTGTATGATGGCTCTCGTACAGATCACGCGGGACGTGCGGATCCAGAGATATTTCCCGGATGTCCTTGCGCCGGCCAAAGAATTCAAGGCGCTGGCAGAAGCGGAAAATCCGGAGTTCAAACTGCTCTGGGATGTTTCCTGGAAATGGCTTGCGAATACGTTTGTCTATGACACCGATGTGCAGGGGCTGGAGCGGTGGGAGCAGATGCTCCATATTACGCCGCCGGCTGACGCGTCCATAGACGACAGGCGGGCGGAAATCCTGCGATGCATCAACAGCGACCGGCCTTACACAGAGCGAAAATTTCAGGACCTGCTTGACGGGTACTACGGAGAGGGGAATGTTATCTCCGAGCCGGAAATCAATACGTATGTCCTTTGGCTCAACATCAGCGCGGGAAAGATTTTTGATGCGAACAGAATCAGGACCTATACGCGGTCCATCGTGCCGGCCAATCTGGACATCAAGATAAAAAATGAAAAGGATGCGTCCGGGGAGTTGTATACGGGTGGCTATGTGAGGGCAGCCTCAGTGATCCACATCGAGGGCTATACCGGATTTACCGCACCGGAAATCGAAGCGGATGCTTACACAGCAGGTTTTGTCGGTATTGCCAAGAAAATTACCCATATAGGGGGGGCTAAATAATGGCGAACTATCCGAAAATCATGACGACTTATGAAGGGCTGTCTCTCATCAGTGAAACCGTGGCAGCGGGCAAAGCATTGGTTTTTACGAAAATCATGCTCGGTGATGGAGATATCGGAGATCAGGATCTCCGCGCGTTGACCGCTCTGCTTTCTCCGAAAATGACGCTGCCTGTTACTGGCGGCACAGACCTTGGAAACGGGCAGGTGCAGATCCGTGCGACCGTTTCCAACAGCGCATTAGAAGCGGGATTCTTCGCAAAAGAAGTAGGTGTGTATGCGAAATCCGGGGAAGACGGTACGGAAAAGCTCATCGCGTACACGAACGGCGGCAACTACGTGGACTACATCCCAGATAAAAACACACCGATCGATTCTCAGATTTTCAAAGTAGACGTTGTCGTCGGGAATGCATCCGAAGTTACGATTCAGGTCGCGGACGAAACCTTCGTAACGCATGCTGAACTGGAAGAACACGACGATGACGAAGACGCCCACACCGCCGCCTTCGAGAATCACAACGTAGATGAAAACGCGCACAGCGGGATTTTTCAGAAAATCTCCACCCTCGGAGAATCCATTCTTAAAAAGCTCGCACTCACGA